GTAGTTACCGAGGGCGGTAAGGAAGCAGCGTATCTAAACAGAGCGCCAGGACTTAGCCTATTAGCCACGGTAGGAGACGGCCCCATAAGGGGCTTGTGGTCGTTTGGGTACTTTACTTATGTAGCCAGCGGGACTGAGCTATACAGCGTAGATTCTAGCTGGACAGCCCTTCTCTTAGGCACTATATCAGGTACGGGGCCAGTATCCATGTCGGATAACGGCACACAGCTATTCATAGCTTGTAATCCGAAGGGCTACATCTACAACTCATTTACCACGGTCTTTGCTCAGATTACCGATGCAGACTTTCAGGGTGCGGTGACTGTAGCCTTTCTAGATGGCTACTTTGTCTTTAATCAGCCTAACTCACAGAAGCTATGGGTTACTAGCCTGTACGACGGTACGTCTATAACGCCGTTGGGATTTGCTAGTGCGGAGGGTTCGCCCGATGGCCTGATAGCTCTAATGGTAGATCATAGAGAAGCGTGGCTATTTGGTACTAACTCCGTAGAGGTATGGTACGACGCAGGCTTGCCTGACTTTCCGCTAACCCGTATTCAGGGCGCGTTTAACGAAATTGGATGCGCTGCTGCGTACTCAGTAGCTAAGCTAGACAATGGTTTGTTTTGGCTGGGCGCAGATGCTAGGGGTAGAGGCGTGGTGTATAGGTCACAAGGCTACAGCGGTGTGCGTATCAGTACACACGCTATAGAATTTGCTATACAAGGATACGGAGTTATATCAGACGCAATAGGTTATACCTATCAGCAAGAAGGTCATCCATTTTACGTACTAATATTCCCCACAGCTAATGCTACTTGGGTATACGATGCGGCTACCGGTGCATGGCACGAACGCGCAGGGTTTAGTAACGGTCAGTTTATTCGCCATAGGTCGAATTGCTACACTACCTTTAATAATACGTCTATCGTAGGCGACTACGAGAACGGTAAGATATACTCGTTAAGTTTAGACGTTTACGATGACGCAGGTGATATACAGAAATGGCTACGGTCATGGAGAGCAATACCGGCAGGCCAGAACAATTTAAAACGTACAGCTCAACATTCGCTACAGCTAGACTGCGAAACTGGTACGTACTATGGTGTAGACGAGACTAGCGTTGTAAACATAATGGCAGATGACGGCTATTACTTAGTAACAGAATCTTCAGAATTTCTTATAACAGAAACAACAGAAACACAACCTGGTAATCCACAAGTAATGCTACGGTGGTCAGACGATGCAGGGCATAACTGGTCAAACGAGCATTGGGTCAATATGGGCCAATATGGTGAGTATGGAACAAGGGCTATCTGGCGTAGGCTAGGTATGACCACAAAGCTGCGGGATAGGGTGTATGAAGTGTCAGGTACGGATGCGGTTAAGATAGCCATTATGGGCGCTGAACTAGAGGTTACTCCGACCAATGCTTAATATTACCAATATACCCGCACCTCGTGTGCCAGTAATAGATCCTGCTACTGGGTTAATGTCAAGGGAATGGTACAGGTTCTTTCTTAACGTCTTTGTTCTGACAGGAAGCGGTTCAGCTACTGTAACGCTAACCGATTTGCAGGATGGTATTGATACTACGGTCACGACTGCTAATTTGGTAGGAAGGACTATAACCGTAACTAATGGACTGATAACCAGCTTTGTATGATAGATTTTATGGTTATAGCTGCTCCAAGATCGGCGACCACTTGGGCATCTAACTGGCTTACTACAGATACTACACTTTGTATACACGATCCGTTGTATACTTGGCACTACAACCAGTTAGACGGATTAGTAAGCAAGAAGTCTTTAGGCGTATCCTGTACCGGTTTGTACTGGTTCAGCGAATGGGTTAATAAGCACCCCGCCCGTAAGGTTATACTGCATAGAGATGTAAGCGAAATAGACGAAAGTCTAATGGCGCTAGGGCTTCCAGCGTTAGATGCTGATGCTGAGAAAAGGCTAGATAGCATAAAGGGTGTGCATCTGGATTGGCGTGATGTATTCGATGCGCCTAAACGGATGTACGAGTACCTACTAGAAAGGCCGTTTGATGAAGAACGACACGCAGCACTGACAGGTATAGAGATGCAGCCCCAGTTTGAAGGGCTAACGATTAACAAAGAAGCAGTAAGTAAGTTGTATAACGAATTAAGGAGTATATAGTATGCCGTGGATGTTACCAGCAGCAGTAGCAGGTTCAAGCCTTATAGGCGGGATTATGGGGAGCAAGTCTGCAAGCAAAGCGGCTGAAGCGCAAGCAGCGTCAGCTAGAGAGGCGTTAGCACTACAGAAACAAATGTACGACCAGACGGTTACTAGAAATCAGCCGTTTTATGCTTCAGGTGTAGGGGCTAATAACCGACTAGCTACAATCCTTGGTACTGGTGGTAATGCTGGCGATGCGGACTACGGTTCTCTAACCCGTAACTTTAGCATGGATGACTACCTGAGTAATAAAGACCCAGGCTATCAGTTTGGTTTGGACACAGGCATGAACGCTCTAAACGCTAGCAACGCTGCTACCGGTGGTTTGCAAAGCGGTGCAGCTTTGAAGGCAGCACAGCGGTACGGTGTGGACTACGGAAGCACTAAGTACAACGATGCGTACAATAGATGGAGTAGCAACAGAAGCAACGTCTACAATATGCTAAGCGGTCAAAGCAATGTAGGGTTAAACGCAGCTAACAATACGGGCGCTGCTGGGTCAAACTACGCTAACGCTGGAGGTGGTGACATAACAGGTGCAGGTAACGCTGCTGCGTCTGGCTACATTGGTAGCGCTAACGCTTACAATAGCGCTATAGGTGGCATCACCAATGCGTACAATCAATACAACGCAAACCAAATGTATAACGCTAGGACTGCTCAGTTAGGCGGCGGCGCTCCCGCGCAGCGTCAATACTATATGGATAATACAGGAGCTATATCCTAATGGCAATCGACGCAAGTATCGCTTTAGGTATTAAGCCAGTTCAGACTAAATCGCAGAACGAGTATATGAACGAACTCTATGCTCTGCGTAACGCCGAACAGACTAACCAGATGAACCAAATGAAGATGGGCGAGACTCAGCGAGCGCAAGCGCAAGCAGAGGACACTCGTAACTTCTTTAGACAGCCAGGGTTTAATGTAGAGAAGATGACCCCTGCACAAGACGCAGAATTAGCGGCTCTTAATCCTGATTTTTATGAAAAGCTAAAGTCGAAACAAACCTTGCAACGTACTCAGGAATCTGAAACAGCCAAAAGAAGTGAAGAAATTCAGGGTATGTACGATGATCGTTATGCGAATATGATAAAGGACGCAAAGACACCTGAACAAGTAGACCTAATACTAGAGCATAGGTATAAGAACCCAGCTTTAAAAGGTTCCCCTTTTCAAGCTATTCCGCTAGATCAGATAAAAGCTAACGTACCTAGAGATCTTAGTACGCCCGAAGGACAAGCTGCTTTCAGTAGATACACGCGGGAAACTTCGCTAAAGGCCAAAGATGCGGCAGATTCAAAGCTACTCCACTTTTTTGGTACAGGCGGCGGTACACAAGGGCAGGGTAAGTATTCAGACTCACTACCAGGCACATACACGCCTAACACCCCAACCACCAAAGAAAAGTTAGACTATACGCCAAAATATCTAGCTGAAGTAGCAGAGCGCGATAAGACTGCGGATGACATTAAAAAGACTGAAGCGCTATACAATAATGCTAGTGGCACACCAATGCGTGAAGTATATGGCTCTCAGCTCAAAGACTATTATACGCGCCTAGAAGATCAAGATAAGCGTATAGCGGGTATGAAGGCAGACGAGGCGGCAAATAAAAAAGCATTTGAGTTTAAAACCTTGGTCGCAGACGTAGCAAAACTCGAAGCTGCTGGTGAAGGAAACTCTCCAACAGCGCAGCGTCTAAAAGCTAGGATTGCTAAAGAAACATATATACCGCCTGCTAGTATGGATCTATCGCCTGACCAAAACGCTGCGCTTTACGGGCCAAACGGTTCAGTTACCCAAGGTAGGCTAGACCCATATAAGGTAAACGGAAGAACCGCGAAGGTATACGCAAATGCAGAAATAACTAATCCTGGAACTAACTTTAACCAGTTAGGAGGTGCTGCTGCTTTGAATCGTAATGCACAGTTTATGGGTAAACAGCTAACTATAGAAATGCTGCCTAAGATGCTTTCGAATATGTCTGAGGCTGGCAAGAAGCTAAACTTTAACGATAACAAATACTTTGGGGCTGTTCAAGCATGGTATAAAGGTGCTTCTAACGATCCTGACTTTATATCCTATATGGCACAGCGTAACGATGTGCTGCTAACTCTTATGGGCGCTATGCGATCTGTCGGCGCGTCTGACTTAGCACATAGAGCTGAAATAGACGCTGCTCCGCAGAATATGTCACCAAGAGCTTTTGACGCGTATGTGGCAGGTCAGTATAAAGCACTAGAGCCTAGACTAGCCCAAGCCGCTAAGTTTACTGGATCTAAGCCGCCCGCTGAAACGTCTAATGCTCCCGCCAAAACTGTAACTGGCCAAACCGTAAAAAACTGGTAAAAGAATATGCCCCCACGTAATATTACAGTCACCTTTACAGATGGCACTTCTAATTTGTACCAAAACGTGCCAGAGAATGTCACGCCTGATATGGCGCAACTTCGTGCGGAGAAAGACTTT